CGAGATTCACCCGCCACTCGTTCCCGTCGCTCGTTTTGAACACGCTCATCGGTTGCTCCTCCCACGAAAGGAAACGGCCCGCGCGATCGTGGTCGAGCGGGCCGCTGCCGCGTCCACAGGGTCGCGGGCTTTGTTACTGACCGACCAGAACATACGCCGTCCCGGCACTAGTGCTATCGTGCGACGCAAAGACCTGGGTGATTCTCTCGCCGGTAAAGACGTTCGTATCGCCGGCCGAGATGTTCCAAACGTTGCGCTCTTTCTGAATTCCACCGTTGGCCGTCTCGTGAATCAGGTCAACCTGCTCGATGGAATTGTTGCTCACGTCTTGGAAGTCGATCGACCCGAGCGCCCCGGAGTCCAGCGGGTTGCGATACATCACCGCGATGTACAGCGCGTTGTCGCCGTCGAAGTTGACCTCGGCTGTAGTCTGTGCGCACACAACAACCGCCGTAGCGTTGGCCGGAAGGTCGTCACCGGCGCCGCCCTCAAGCGTGACATCATTCGTTGACTTCGTGGCCGTCAACCCGTAGCGTCGCTTCGGCGTCCCATCCACCCAGAAACAATCGACGAGCGCCCCGCTGGTCACGATGGTGTGCCCGGTCTGTAACGTGACGACGCCCGTGTTTGCGTCGGTCTTATTGGTCATCGTTCCGGAGTTCAGCGCGGAGTTTGCAGCGAGGGCGAGTTCCTTGACGACGGTCAGCGTCAGCGGAACGCCAGCGGCCTGATCGTTGAACGAGTAGCCGGGAAAGGTCAGGGCTTGGGTGAGTTGAGCGGAAGGCATCGGCCTGTCTCCTGTTGGTTGTTGGATCGTTTACGCCATCGTCCAGGCTCGCCCGGAGTCGTCGGTCGGGTGGCAGGTAAACGTGATCTCCATGCCGTCTTTCAACGGACCCGGCGAGTCGTCTTCCAGGTAGCAGTCCCCGTCGAACTCTGTCGCGCCTCCGCTGTAGCGAACCACCTTGATGGCCTTCGGCAGCGGCGTTGTGACGCTTCGGGAAGCGGCGAGAAACGCCGCCACGTTGGCATCGCCATCCTTGTAGCGCATCTTGAAACTGATCTCGCAGCCGACGCAAACCTGTTGTTCCGTCTTCTGCGGCAGATTCGTCCCGGCGCCGCGGTCGGTCGTCTCAACGTACTCGTTCGCCGTCCTGATGTCGATGTCCGTGACGTTGACGCTGACGGCCGTTGCCGCAGTCGATCCCGCGGCCCCGTAGTACAGCATCCGTTCCCAGCCGGCTCGTTTCTTCGCCATGATTGTGTCCCCTTTGGGTTAGTTGGTGATCGACGATTTCCAATCGCCCGCCATGCGAGCCGATGCCCTATCGAGTGCCGGCGACATGAACGGACGCGCCGGAAATGTCCTGGCTTTGCGGACTCGCTTCGTGCTCTTTTTCATTCGCTTGCGCGTTTCGATGTCCTGCCCGCCGTACGTTCCGCCGAACTCGTGGATATGGCCAACCAGCGGCGAGTAGCTGCGACTGCCCTTATTGTACCGCGGGCCGACGATGCCCTCTTGCTTGGTCTTGTCGTACGCAAACGCAATCGACCGCCACAGCCGGCCGCGGTGTACGTTCGGCGGCGTCCCTGGAGCACTCGGGCCCTTGCCGACTTTCATCGACGCTTGAGCGTACTGGCGAATCGTAGCGAGTGCGTGTTGCGTGTTCTTAAACGCGGCCCGGTCAACGGCCTCGTTGACCTTCTTAGCGTTCATCGCAACTTTGACTGCAATGCCAGGCCTCATGCCGTCCCCGCCGTCAGTTCAAACACCTCGCGACAAATCGCAACGAACTGAAACGCCTCGCCCAGATACTTCGGAGAGTAGGCCACGGACAATTCCGACGTAGCTTCAACTCCCGTTCGTTCGTCGATCCACTCCGCAATCAGTCCGTGATCCGCCAGCGTCAGCCGTGACTCGCTCAGCGTCTCCTGGAAGTAACTATGCATCTGTTCGGCCAGACGCACAAGTTTGTTAATTTCGTCTTTCGCGACCGGCCCGGCTTGCTGCGATTCCGTGCCGAACGATTTTTGAATGACCACATCGACCACGGCCACGCGGTCTAGTTCCGTGCGCGACCCGCGGGCGATGCTTTCGTATTTCATCGGCACATTGGCCGTGATTTCCAGTTCACCGTCCGCTGGCCGCTTGTTCGGTATTCGGTTGTCGAAGTCCCAGCCTACTTCGATTGTGCCCCATTCAAACGTCCCGGCAGACAGTGCCGTGGCTACGGCCTTCGTCAGCGAAACTAGGATTGCGTCAGCCACTGTTCACCAGTTTCGTGGTTATCACCCAGTCGCCGCCATCGCTATGCCACGCGGCGCCGTCGCCTTCCGGCAGGACCTGCCACGTTCCATCGGCGTCAACGATCCTGTCACCCGCCTGCGGCTCGCGAGCGGTCCCGCCAAACACATAAGCCGCTTTGGCTACCACCCACTCCCGCGATTCGTAATCGACGCCCAGCCCTTCGGCCTCCAGTGCTGCCACTTGCGGCCGCTGCCATACCGCCGTCACGCTCGCCGTGGATTGTGCCCCGCGGCGAAGCGTGACCAATTCACCGGCGGACGTAGCCAGTTGCTGCGCCGCCCATGTCATGCCATCTGTAAAGATCGACACTCGGCTACCACGCCAGCCAGGTGTTGCTGCCGCTGCTCAGGCAGGTGATGATGACGCCCTTTCCGCTGGCGCTGGAAAACGCCGCATCGCCGGCAGCCCCGTTGATCGTTCCGCCACTTGGCGGGTAGACCTTGAGCACCTTATTGCTGACACCGTTGCCGATGAACAGCGTCCGCCCCGTCACCTTGTCGGCGGCGTCAATCACGACGCCCTTGGTGTCGTCCGCTGCGGTCGTCGGGTATACGCTGGCGGTTCCGGCCGGTAAGGCCCCGGCATCGGCGGTCGTCGAACCGGCCGCGGCAGTGCTGGCGCCGACGCTCAGCGTGGCCGGGCCAGCAATCGCCGTAGGAATCGAAGCGGCTGCGATAGTGACGGCAGACGTATTGCTCGTGCCGATCGTGATAGCTCCGTCCGTGCCGGACCCGTGAGCGTTGCCAGCCAGGATCGACACGGCTCCGCCATTGGCGTTACCGGCGGTCCCAGCACCAGCCGCGATCGCCACGGCCCCGCCCGCGCCACTGGACGCGCCACCGGCTCCACCAGTGACCGCGATAGCGCCACCGGCACCAGTCGCCCCGCCAGCACCACCAATAGCCGAAACGGCACCACCGGCACCAGTACCAGCGCCGGCGCCGCCAGTGGCGGCCACCGCACCACCGGCGCCGTTGGTTGAAGCGGCCGCACCACCAGTTGCGGATACGGCCCCACCGTTGCCAGTCGCACCAGCGCCCGAGGCACCGCCGACAACGCTCGCTGCGCCACCGGCCGCCGCACCGCTACCGGCGCCACCAGTCCAACTCACTGCACCGCCGGCACCGGAGTCGCCAGCACCACCAACGCCGACCACCGTGCCGCCAGCCCCGGACGATCCGGCCTTACCGGCGATGCCCAACGCCGAATCCGATCCAGTGATGTCCGTTGCTGTGACAGCCCCGGCGATAGTCGCGGTGCGCTTCGCCTGCGACAGCAGCACCTTGACATAGGTATCCGTCGCAGCCGTCGTTTCGACCGCGGCGCCCATCAGATTGAGCGAACCAGCCGTCCCGGTCGCGGCGCCGGTCCCGGCCGTGCCCGTCACCGGATTGCCGGTCGGATCCCAATAAACGGCGTCGCCAGCCGTGATGATCGCAGCCACTTGCGGCACCTGGACGATGCCGGCGCAAATCAACACGCCCTTAACGCTGGCGGCGATTGCGACCGGAGCGACCATCGGAATTGTGCCGACTTCGACCACATCGCCGGCAGCCACAGCCGAGCCTGGAGTATAGTCGATCACATTGCCGTCGGCGTAGTACAGAGCGGGCGTTTGAGCCATGTTTCGTTTCCCTTATGTGTGAGGTTGTTGCCTTGTTTGTAGCGGCGCCCGCCATTGGGCGCAGCTCTGCTGTCGATCACTACGCCGTGCACTTCACAGACGCGCGATACTCGGTCATCGCGGCACCAAAGTGGTGATAGCCGCGGAACTGAACGCCAAGCGTATTGAAGTCGGCCTCGCTCGATTCGATCACGGGATTCTGCTGGCCGTTAAGGAACACCATCGCGGCGGAAGCCAGGACGGCCGGGTCGGCACACAGCCACCACGTCGTCGCCGAATAGCCGGTGAAGGTGGACTTGGCGAGCTGCGGAACAACCACCGGGACGAACATGCCCTGGTAGATGTTCGCCGTCCCGATCTTCGTGCTGGCCGTCGTGTCCCGAATCTCCTGACTGGAGAACAGGTTTTTCGCCGTCGCTTCCAGGGCAGAAGGCACGAGAAGCAACGTCGGGTCTAACTCCATCAGGTTTCCGTCCGGGCCTTCCATGTCCCTGAACTTCTGGACGGCGGTTGCCAGATTGGTCAGCGACAAGGCGCACGAGGTAGCCAAGTTGCTGCGCCCGGACGCCCAGAAGACGCCGGCATTGCTGGCCGTAAGCCAGGTTTGCCAAAACAGGTTCGACATCTTGACCGCGGCGCCGATGCCGAGCTTCTGCCGAATCTGGTCGAACGCTCGCAAATCGTCGTTCACGATGTCCTGCAGCGTGATCGCCAGCATCTTCGCGTAGGTGACGGCTTGCAGGGTGTAGCTCTCCTGCGATGCCGTGCCGTGCTTGATCTCGCCGCTCGGCCCCAGCTCCTCATACTCCAGGTTCGCGTTCATGCGGAACGCCGTGGCGGCCTTGAAGTCGTTGACGCTTTCGGCCTTCGCGACCTTTCGCCACGATTGCGGAATAGCGCTGAACCCGTCCAGCAACATCTTGTTGCCGGTCGTGGTAATCAGCGTCGTCAGGCTGTGCGTGCTGAATGCGGCGTGCATCACTTCGCGGGCGTTGCCAACTGTGATTGATTCACGACCGCTGTAGCCGTTCTCGCGGGCGGCCATCAGGATCAGCTCTTGCAGCCCCAGCCCGGAGAACTGCTTGTCGGCCGCCTCCAGCGTTTCCGGCTTGAATGCCTTGTCCAGGCTTTGCAGCCCAGCCGACTTGCACAGGGCCGCCTGGATCACCTCAGACGACGCATCATTGCGGCTGCCGTGGACGGCCGGACCCTTCGGCGCCGAAGCCGTCAGCAGGTCCAGCTCAACCTTGTGGGCCGCTTTCAACGCCTCGACCTCGAACCGTTGCGGCGCCCACTCGTGTTCCAGAGCTTGCTGTTTGAGCGTGACCGCGGCGGCCAACGCGCCGGCCTTGATCTCGGCCAGTTTGTCGGATCGCACTTTGTCCGCGTACTTGAACGCCGACGCCTCGATGGCGGCCTCGTGCTTCGCATAGGCGGCCTTCAGGCCGTCCAAGTCAAACGCCGGAGCCTTGACTTCCTTGCCGTCACTCGCGGCCGCCTTGATTTCCGCGGCGTGCTTCTTCTTCAACGCTTCGATCTGGGCTTCGGTCAAATCGGCCTCGACCAGCCCCATCGCTTCGATCCACTTGGAAAACTCCATATCAGTCTCCTTCTGGTTGGTCGCGGCCCCTGCCGCAATTTTCACGCTCGTGTTTTCGTCCGCACCGCGCGGGACGAACGCAATGCCATACAGCTTCGATTTCGTCGCGACCGTCACCGGTCCGGCGATTTTCTGCCCGTTCACTTCGACCGCTTGACCAGCGGGAATTTCCCGCAGCTTGATTGGCTTCGCCTCGACTGATGCCTGCCAAGGAAATCCATTGGCGGCGTTCGCCGCAAACTCCTGCGCGGCTGGCCCTGTGCCCGACAGGACGCCCCCCAGGTCGAGACGCTTGCCGCTGTTCGTCACTTCGTCAACGTGCCCGACGATAGCGGTCGATTCGTGGTGAAGGTTGGCCACAATCGACTTTGCAGCGGTCATGCCCGACAGGTCAATCACCACTGGATCAGACCACGCATTGATCTGCATGGCCCCGCCGTTGTAGGCTCGCACCTTAAACCGCTTCGGCCCGCTGCCTTCAGCGGCGATGATCTCGCAGTCCTCACAGTCAAGCGAAAACGTGGCGAGCATTGTCTTCGGTGACGGTGCCGCGTGAATGTCAGGCTTCCTCCGTCGCATCGGGCGGCCCTCCTGATTGCGTCTGCGGCTTGGCTTGCTGCGGATTCCCGTTTTGGAAAATCGCAGTCAAGAGAATTTCTCGCATCTTCTCAATGGGCAGCCCGTAGTCCGTTGCCATCTGCGAGACTTGCTCCTCAAAGTCGATTCCTGCCTCTTCGCAAATCGCGGTCAACGTCGTTTGCCCGCTGCGGAGTTTCGTTTCGTTCGATGTGGCCTGTGCGTTCTGATCCGCTACTGGATGCTGCGGCCAGTTCCATTGCATGTCGGGAGGCACTTCGGGATCGGCAGCCCAGCCATACGCCAAGACCGCGAATTCCCACCAGCGAGCGAACAGCGGATCCATTACGCAATCGTTGCAGTCCAAACGGTCCTGCAGTAGTTCCTCGTACCACGGAATGAAATCCAGCCGGCCGGAAGCGAAGTTGTGGTTGCTGCTGTCTGCCGCGGCGATGTTGTGCGGCATGTTCTTTGGTCGGCCCTGCTCACTGATAAGCGAGCGAGTAAACTCGGCGTGTTGTGCGTTCGGGTGCGCAGCGTCAAGTTGCTGCAACTCGGTCAACGCCGGCAGCGCCGTAAACGTGTTTTTCGCCACGGGCATCTGCGACCAGGCCGACGGCAAACTATCGGCGGCCTCCGCGACCTCCGGGCACATTTGAGTCTTGAGCACCCCAGACAGCGACGCGGCAAATTCGGCCGCGGCGATCGTGGCTTCGCGCCAGCGTCGTCCGGCCGCTCCGACATTCAGCGAAGATTGCAGTTCCGGCAGCCCGCGGTGCTGGCCGGCACGCTCCAACTTGAACCAGTGCAGCACCCACTTGGCGGGCACTTGCTCCGGTCGTGTGTTGACCTGCGACCACTGGCCGCCCGGATGCTGCGGAAGAATGTCGTACCATTCCGGGTTGCCGAACGCATCGAACTTGATCCCGTCGATGTAGCCGACGACGCCCCACGGAAGCATAGGAGTCTGGCATTGCTCGGTCTCGATCAACACCACGTCTAGCTTGACCTTCTGCGGCAGAGAAGGGTTGACTCGCATGATGGCGAGCGGTTCGCCGTCCTGTAGCTTGGCGTGGGACATGCACCAGAGTTTGCGGCGAAGCTGAACCGCCTTTGCCCATCTCCAGAACGTCGTCTCAACGGCCGTGTTGAATCCGTCGTTTCCGGTCAGCACCTGCAAGCTCGGCCCGGTACGGACCAGATAGTTTGCGTGGGTCCGCAGGATGCCCGCCTGAAATCCGTTGCTTCCCGCCTCGTACCGCGAACGTCGTACCACGGTCTGCCGCACGCTGCGGCTGTTGGCGCTGTCAGCGTCCAGCGCGTCGGCGTTGGCCCAGTGATTCTGATTCCAAACCTCGGTGCGTGCGGAATCGTATGACGCCTGCACCGCCTGCTCTCGCAAGGGCTGCCGGCTCGGCGGCGTCGATAGTCCGACCGCACGCTTGACCGCATTGACCGCGGAGCGAATCCTGCTCGGTCGTGTTGCCGTTGCGGTACTCAACCTGCACCTGGAGGAACGATTTGCTGGAAGCGAAGCCCAAATCCGGTGACGCGATTCGCTGCGGCGGTCTTGGCGGCAAGGTACTGGTCGGCCTTAATGAGTTGGTCGATGTCCTTGGCAGTCACGCTGCCGCGTCCGTCAATCGAAGCGGACGCAGGGCCTAGAGCGTTTTGCAGAATCGCCTCAGATGGCGTCGTGGGAGCGGTCATACCCTAAACGTATCACCGCTCAGATGTGACGCAATAGCCGCGTCCACATATAGGACGATCACGTCTCGATTGTCGTCTTTCGTGTTCCGCAGTGAAGGCAAACGCGATAACGGACGACCATGTTATCGCTTCGCCGGGTCGTCTCAACTCGCGTCGCCCGGCAGCCGCAAGACGGACATGCGATGCCGTTACGCGACGACGCTTCCATGCGGGCAGTGTCCGCGGCCATCTGTTGCAGCGGAACGAACGTAAGTCGGTGGCGCTCTTGTTCCGTCATCGCGCACCCATCTCGGCAAGTGGCTTAAACGATAGTCTTCCCTTGCGGCTCTCACCTCCCGGCATCTGGTCGCGCACAAACCATCCCGCGGCAGTCCCCAGGTAGCCAGCGTCCAGCCAATGATTTTCCCGCCGCAACTGTTCCCACTTGATCGACGCCCGTCGTCCGCCTTCAAACACGTCAATCTGCCGCTCTGCGGTGACGTGCTGCGACCAGTCAGCGTGCTCCACCGGATCCGCTACGGAATACAGCCTGATTGACCCAGGCTCTCCGCTCCCGATTTTCAGTCGCGAGTGAAACTCTGCTTTCCAGAAATCCGCGTCAACGTGCATCAGGTAGACCGCGTGCGACCGCTGCCAGTTCATGTGCATCCCACGCCCGATGAATCGCACAACGTCAGACTTTAGCCGCGGTGATGTGTACCGCCCGCCACCACCATACACGCCTTCCCCATTGCCTTTTGTAGGTCGCCACACCTTTGCGCCGGCAATCTTGCAGACGGCGTACACTGCCGCCTGGTGCTCGCTGTACCCGCTGTCAATCCACACCTGTGCCGGAGTCCAGACCTTTCCTGTTGCGTCTCTCCAGCCAGCGGTGAAGTAGTCGCGCAATGCCTGTAAGGCTTGTATCAGGGACGCGGTAACTCCTAGCGTCTCCCATTGCGTTGACTGGATGCCATAATCAATCACCACGTCAGATCCATCAGCCAGTAGTGCGTGTGCAGACCAGTGAAGCCGCCGCTTTCCCGTGTCGATCCCTACCGTCACTCCGAGGCAGTCGGCCGGTGTCTCGCCCTTCTTTGTCGCCTGCTGACGCTCGGCAACTACGGCAGCCTCCAGATGCGTCAAGTCGATGTCTGGCGGTTCGTAGGGGATTGCCCATACGAATTGCCGAGCGGCACGTTCTGCGGAGTCCTGATTGACAGAGCGGGCCGCCGTCCATTCGTCCTGACCCAGCCGTCCCGTGCTTACGAACGGATTATCAAACGCTGACCATCGCAGGCCGAATGTTTCAGTCCTCGGTTCCGGCCCTGTCACGTCGCCGTCGCGCGTGATCTCCTGCCCGCGATGGACAAGGCGAGACGCAGGGAGCATCGCTCGGCGTTCCTGCTCATCGACCATCGCCGCGCACGCTGAGCACTTCCACCCGGCGCCATCGCGGGCGCCAAACTCATCCGTAGCGTCCTGCCACCCGACGAGGCAATCACGATCCCATGCTGACCATACGCCACAATGCGGGCAAGCGTGATAGAGCCGGCTGTCAGTCCCGCCAGTGATCTCCTGCCATATGCGGCCACTTGGAATCGATACTGTACATTCCATGATGATCCGCCGGCCAAAGTCCCTGAACGCATTGGTGCGGGCCTCCATTTGTCTGATCGGGTCTGCCTCTCGCGACGCCTCGCCGGCTGTGTCGTACTTGTCAACCTCGGTCATCACGAGCGTTCGCGTTGTAGGTCCAGCCAGGCCAGCGTCGCCCTGTCCGGCGCTCATAAACTTCAGCGAACTGCCGCAAGTAAATCGCACGCTGTCCTTGATCGTGCCGCCTTTGCTTCCGGCCCCGCTGCTGCGAAGCTCTCCGGGGAAGCTCGATTGAATCACCGGCAGGAAGTCGGACTCCCATTTGAATTGAGCGAGACGCATATCAGGAATCCCGACGAACACGGTCTCGCGTAATTCAAACAACGAGTAGAGCGTAGGAATCACAAACCCCAATAGGCTCTTGCCGTTCTGCCCAGGCCCGGTGATCGCGTAACGTGTCCAGCGGCCAGAGTCCAAAGCTGCGAACCAGTGACCGCTGACAGGGTGTCGCAAGTGTCGATACGGGCGCCCCGCAAATGGACCCGTAGGAATGACGATGCGATCCTCCGCCCATTGGCTAATCGACTGCGGAAGCTGCGGCTCCAGTAGCGTCGCCAGCCACTGGTACTGCTCCCGCTCCGTCTGTGTCGATGGCTTCCCTAGTAGCACTCTCGATCAACCTCCCGAAACGTTCAACAACCTGCCGCCAATCGTCAGCCGTTCCGTTGCCGTGGGCCTTGATTTGTCGCTCCGCGAATTGCCGAACCTCTCCGAACGCTTGGACCGTCACGCTGCGGAACAGTTCGACGGACATTAGCTGTTGCCGACGTTCTGCTAAGTCAAGCTCTAGCAGCTTCGCCCGTGCCTCGCGTTGCCGTTCGAGTGCCGGACTGTTGGCCGCTCCCCACGCGGCCGGGTCGCCGGTCTCGGACTCGCTCAGCCATTCGACGTACGCGCGGACAACTCCGCGGGCAAGCAGGCTCCACGGAGAGCCGCGTGCTGACAACTTGCGCTTTTCCTCCAGCGTGAGTCGCGGGATGACCTGATCTCGGATGAACGCCTGCTCGCGGCCCAGCAGGTCAGCGGCGTCGGATTTGGTGAGCCAGAGGTCAGCCACATGCCGTTTTCGTTTCAGTTTGTGAATTTACTGCCCGCGTGGGCGAAAATGCCGAAGCTATGGGTGGGAAACT